ATGCTGTTCAACGACGTGCTGGCCGAAGCCGACGAATCCACCCGCAAGCGCGGCATCGCCGCCGCCCTCGACATGCCCCCGGAGTTTTGGGACAACATTCTCGAATACGCAAAAAAAATCACCGGAAGCAAGTAAAATGCTTCCGATGATTTTTACAAAAATGCTCATAGCTCTTGACTGTTCTGCTATCATTTTGTATTCTAAAATAAAAAGGGGGCTTTTTCTATGAACTGGCATGAATGGATGTATTACCTTGGCAGTTCTTTCGTTGCGTGGGTAATTGCATCGCTTTTGAATGAATGGGCGCTCCGAAAAGATCCCAGTGAACGGACAGCCTTTAGCACAATCGTTTCCATTATATCCTTTATTTTTTATTTCCTTGGTTTAATTGTTACCCTCATCGCCACATACGGCATTGGTTGTCTTACCTTGTCTCGCTTAGAGGGGCACGACGAATCCTCATACAAATCCGGTTATATTGCTGGGTATAATGACGCAAAGGCAGGCAAGAAATACGACGCAAATATGCCCAGCAAGAATAAGTGATGGCCGTGAAAGTGAAATTTATATTTCTCCTGCTTCTTATTTTATCTCTCATGATTCTCCCAGTGTCCGCCCACCCCGGCAGAACGGACGACAGCGGCGGTCACTTTGACAGTTCAACCGGCGAATACCATTACCACCACGGTCATTCCGCCCATCAGCACGAAGATTTAGATGGCGATGGACTCTTGGAGTGTCCCTATAATTTTGACGATCAAACCGGTTCACATTCCGGCTCTATATCGTCATCCGCCGTCGCTTCTGGTGAGAATTCCCCTCTATCAAATCTTCCCGGAATAGTGTGTTTTCTAATTGTCATCTTTGTTGTCATCTCTGCTGCTGCAATTCTAAGTTTTGTACTCGCACTTGTTTGTGTCCTTATTGATAAAAATAAAAAACGCCCGAAGCGGTGATTCGCTCCGGGCGTTTATTCTGTCTTCACGATGTTCCGCATGAACCCAACAATGATGTACTTCTGCTCCGGCGTGGCCTGTTCCCATAACCTCTGCATTTCCTCGTCTACGGTTTTCGACATCTTTTCCATTCTTTCGCCCTTCTCTTTCCAAAAAACATGATCGATTTTTTGTGCAACATCCTAACTTGAATCGTTTCCAGATTCGTCCTATACTGGAAGTATCAAGGGATGCCCCGCCGCCATGTTCCCGGCGGCGGGACTTTTGGTCGCTGCAAGCGTGTGGGAGCTGCTTGCAAGTTTAGCCTACCACGAACGCACCAAATTTGTCGACCATCGGCCATGGGCTTCCGTGTCCATGTCCGTTGGGAAATCAATGAAAGAGGGAGAAAATTTGAAACAAGAACTATGGGAGCTATGCCGTGACAAGAAAGATTCTGCAAATCCGCGTATCACCAACCAGCAGCTGGCCGAACGATCCGGCCTGTCCCAGAACGCCGTCGGGCAATATCTCCGCGGCGAAACGCCGAACGCGCCGCTCTCCACGTTTGGCCCGATCTGTAAAATGCTTGGCGTCTCCGTCGACGACTACCTCGGGATCGAGCATCCCGCTCCTACTTCTGACGCTTTGCAGGCCGTCCGCTTGGAGCACGACCACTACAAGCGTGAGATTGAGCTGTACAAACGCTCCCTTCGCACGCACCGCATCGTCACCCTCATCCTCGTCCCCATCCTCGCCCTTGTCGTGATCTCGTTGGTCGTCGATCTTCTCGACCCCTATGTCGGCTGGATTCGCGATACCATGTCCACTTTACGGGAGGTCTCCGCCTATGCCTGAACCACATATCGCAGCCGCCTATGTCCGCGTCTCAACCGATGACCAGATGGAGCTGTCGCCGGATTCCCAGATGGAGAAGATCCGCGAATACGCCGCGAAGAACGGCCTGCTCCTGCTCTCAGAATACATCTTCCACGACGATGGCATTTCCGGCCGGGCTGCTGAAAAGCGCCCCGGCTTCCAGCAGATGATCGCCACCGCCAAAGACCCGTCTCACCCCTTCGATGTCATCATCGTCTGGAAGTTCTCCCGCTTTGCCCGCAATCAAGAGGAATCCATTTTCTATAAATCCATCCTGCGCAGCAAGTGCAAGGTCGATGTTGTTTCCGTCTCCGAGCCGCTGATCGCTGGCCCCTTCGGCAGCCTGATCGAGCGGATCATTGAGTGGATGGACGAATTCTATTCCGTCCGCCTTGCGGAGGAAGTCAAGCGCTCCATGACCGTCAATGCAAAGACGGGCACCCTGCAAGCTACACCATCCTTCGGCTACCGCGTAGAAAACCGGCAACTGGTCATCGTCCCGGAAGAAGCCGAGATCATCCGGGAGATCTTCCGGCGCTTCATCTCCGGTGATGCCATGTTTCGCATCGCGAAAGATCTGAGTTCCCGTGGCATCCGCACGCACCGTGGGAATCCGTTTGAAAACCGTACCATTGATTATATCCTGAATAACCCCGTCTACCTCGGTAAGCTCCGCTGGACGCCGACCGGCAGGACATGCCGAAATTTCAAGAACGAGGACAGCATCATCGCCGACGCGCTGCACGAACCAATCATCGATGCCGAAACCTGGGGCGCCGCGCAGGCTCGCTGTGCCGAACTAAAAAAATCCTATAAGCGTTATGGCAAGCCTTCCTCTGAGCGCAAGCACTGGCTGTGCGGTGTTGTCCGCTGCTCTACCTGCGGCGCGACGCTCATTTGGGCAAATCCGCATTTTATGAAATGTAACAACTATGCGCACGGACGCTGCACGACCACCCAGCATATCGCCGTCGAGGCACTGGAAGAATCCTTCCTTGCCCAGCTTCAGCACGATTTGACGTTCGCGGAGTCTGTCGCTTGCGTTGTACAAGCCGCAAAACCCGCTCATTCCAACCAGCGCTTGCAGCAGCAGCGTGCCCGTATCGTCTCCCGTATTGATCGCCTGCGTGAATCTTACTTAGACGGCGTCGAGACGCTGGAAACCTATAAAGCCGCCCGGCAGCAAATGCAAGCGCAGCTTGACGACCTCGACGCGCAAATTTCCGAATCCGCATCCGTCCCCGTCGTCGATACCGCCGCGCTGCTTCGAAATGCCATCGCCGCCGTCCTCGAAACGCTCCGTAGCCCAACAGCCACCGTCGCGCAAAAGTACGAATCCGCCATGTCCATCATCGACCGCTGCACGTTCGACAAATCCCAGATGCTCCTCGCGATCTCTTATAAATTCATTTTCTGATACCTTGATTGTAGCAAGATGGAGTATGGCCCACCATACTCCATCTTGCTATAATATTTGAAATCACTTTCTCAGCACAACCCCATGATAATACCCAGCCATTTTTTCTTCCGGCCCTCCGGCGTCCTTATCCATGAGGAAGGCTTTTGCAAGGTCGGCATAGAATTCCGGCCTATCAAGGCCGTATTTCGCCGCGACGGAATAGTAATCCGAATACATCATGTTGAGGCACGCCCAGAATGTCAATTTGTCAACGTGGACGCCCGCGACGTTGGCTACCGCGTCCGTCTGGGCAATCGTCCAGTGCGGGCCGGTCGTGCCGTCCTCGTTTTCCATCCTGGCCGTCCATGCCTTTGCATCTTCCTCGGTAAAGCCCTCGGCCTCGTCGTGCCCGTCCATGCGGTGCAGCGCACAGATGGCGTCCGCGTACACCGTGACTTCTTCCGCGCGTCCAAGCGTCACCGGGCTCTCCATGATCTCATGCAGCTGCTCTTTCAGATGCTCAATGTAATGTTCTTTTCCCATATCACGCCTCCTGTATGTATCTGTAAAGCTTGTCGAGATCGCCCACGTCAAAGCGCAGCTCGCCAATGATCGGCACCGTGATTGGCAGCTTCTTGCCGTCCACGCGCGTCCTCGCGGCGTTGTAGAGCCGGTCAAGGTCGATGTTTCCATCCTCATCCATAATGCCCATCATCTGCACCGCCGGATGATCCTTTAGTGCGAGAATGCGGCTTTTGCCTCCATCCATGATAAGTGCAAGCGCGATCCCGGCTCCAATGCCCTTGCCCATAGGCAGATGTGGAATGATCTCATTGTCTGCGAATTTTGCCGCACCTCGCATAGCCTGATCTATTGTCACCATAAAGGTCTACCTCCATTTTAAGGTGGGGCGGCAATAGCCGCCCCTTTTTGCTTAAGTCGTCGTGGTGGTCGTGGTCGGAGCCGTCCAGCTGTTATAACGCTGCATCGGTTCCGGACAGACGTTGTTGATGGGGATCACCGTCTTGGTCAGGCCCGACAGCGTAGCCAGCTCGTTCTGCATACAGGACAAATTCGCCACGGTCTGCGCGTTGACGACACGCTGCTGGCACAGCTGCTCTTCGATGCTGCGAAGTCGCCCATCCGTGTACTTGTACATTTCGAGCATCTTCTGATCCGTGTACGTGTTCGCATCGCGGAGCTTTACTTCCGTTTCCAGCTCTGCGATCCGTGCCGCCTGAGACGCCTCATAGCGGCTTACGAGATGGTTGTCGCTGTTGCTTGCGGCCATCGCCGCTGCAGCCGGATTCGCGCCCCAGCCGCCGAACAGGTTGCTCAGCCCGCCGCCAAACACTCCGAGACCCGTGCCGATCGCGCCGAGCGTCACGCCGAGATTCCCCTTGCCGTTGCTTGCGTATTCCATAGAGTTTCCCTCCAAAAAATGTAGTGAACTGGCCAGTTCCTACGTTCAGTATGAGGGATTTTGAAATTCCGGGGGACGCACGAAGGTAGCATGAGAGACGCATTTATGTAGCATTTCTGACGCAAATAGAAAAAGCCCGTGCAGTGGTGAACTGCATGGGCTATGTAAACACTATTAGTCTTTTTGCGGCGGAAGTCTTGTAATAAACAATTTGTTAGAATCGTCATCAAAATTGTTCTGGCACTTTCCGCTTATCGCGTCATGATATATCCTATTTGCGATTATATCCGCAGCCCTTACCAAGATTACGCTTGCGGAATTACAAAACTCTAACGAAACTGTTTGCACTTCCGGGAAAAGAGGTGGAAAAAATCTTGAATAATCTCGTGCGAACATCCCCCTCTTGAATTCCTCTTCGAGTGATTCTCTTAATTCATAAAATCCGTTTGTAGATGTCGAATGTTCATCGGCAAAGAAATACATATTTTCCACAGTTCCTTGCTCGATTCGATTTCTTCTAATCAGTTCTTCAAGCAGTCGCTTCACGCCGATCTTGAATACATAATCAAGATAGCGTTGCTTCGACTTCTTGTCTTTCATAATTTCGTCCTGAACAGTCTGCTGATCGACTACCACACCGAACTTATAAAACTTGTTCAGAGATCGGTACAATTTCCGTTTTTCGTTGGCCTCAACCGTGGACGCCTTTATTTCCATGTCCCAATACCCGCCATGTTTTCTGACACGGCGTTCTGCTGCATGGTATTTTCTCGATGCGATGTCCTTTTCATCTTTCGACAAAAACACCAGTCCACCAAACGCGAATATTTCATTGTGTGCTTTATCTAAGACACCTGATTCATCCGAGTAGACGAATATATTCATAATTCGACACCTCATGCAAAAAAAGCCGCCCGAAGGCGGCTTCCCCGTGGCCGACGATATTACATATCGCTTAAACGTCAATTCGGTTACACGGGTATACAGTGCATCTCTGCCTGCACCATCAATATATACTTCATATTACGAAATGTCAATATATTCAGAAAAATTTAATAAAATGTTCTTGTTTTCTTAACACAACATGAGGAAACGCCCCGACAGGATTTCTCCTGCCGGGGGTGGTAATAATAATCGAAGCCATGCCCTGCAAAAATGCAGTTCACGATATTAAATTTTAGAAGAAAAGGCTAAATGCGAAAAGGTAGGACTTCCTCCCTTCTTTATTTTAGATTTTTATCATTCGCAGCTTTGCTGCCGTGTGCCGCGCTCGTGCGTAGATCTGCGGCAGTCTGCGGGTGATCGTGCTCCGCGCCATGTCCAGCTCCACCGCGACGTCAATCTGCGGTGTCTTGTCCATGACATAGCGCCGGACGATCTCCGCGTCCTGCTCACTGTAGCCTGCCTGAGATATGATCTGCTCCCACTCGCCTTGCAGCAGGCCGGTCAAGTCATCCGGAATCCGCACCCTCGCGCTGATCATCACCACCTCCAATCCGGGTGGCGCGGCACACGGGGCGCTACTGCTTATGACTCAGGATCGGAATGTTCCCTTTATTGCTAACTTCGAGATCCAGCGCCTTTGCAATATCTCTGATCTTGATGTAGTTCGTGCCGTCCTTTAAGATCCGTTCGACCTCGATCTCCTTGCCGTCAATGATCATCTTCGCTTTCGTGATCACCTCATCCACCTCCTCTAAGAGCTTCTTAAAGTCATCCCATTTCTTTTCGTCAATCAGCGGCAGCGGACACAGCTTCATCGAAATATCGTAGTGCCGGATTGCGGCCTGCACGCCCGGAAGCTGCTTCAGCAGCATTTGATACAGACGCGCCGCGTTTTTCATCGTCGCTTCCGGGATATAATACTTGCCAGAAGCGTCCGTGTGGCTCACCATCTCGATACTGACGGTGTTGTAGTTGCCGTACACCTTGCCGTATTTGCCGCTCCTGCCGTCGCCCACGGCCCACGCAACCACATTCAGCGGCACACACTGGTAAACGGTGTCCCCCTCGTCAACCACGAAATGTGCCGAAGCAGCGCGTCCCTCGCTGCCGTTCGCGAAATACCGGGCGTTCCCGAGCGCCGTTGCGTTCAGGCCGGTATTGGCCGTGTAGTGGAACACGATGGCCCGGATAGCCGAGAGCGGACGCCGCCCGCCCACTCTCGTTGCCCGGATGGTATCGTTAATTTTCAGTGCCATTGTCGTCACCCTTCGCATCCATCGCGTCCTGTGCCTTCTGCGACTGCGTGCCGAAATAGAACGTGATTACCATCAGGAAGATCGTCAAAAAGTCTTTCCCTGTGATATCACCCCGCAGCGCCAGCACCGTGAACACCACCGTCAGCAGCAGCGTCACCAGCGACTTCACGCTCAGCAGATTCGAAAGCCGTTTCATAATTTTGTCCATGTTATGTACTCCCTTCGTCGTCCGATTTTTTTGCAAATACTCTCTTTGCAAGGAGCATCAGCAGCTCCCCGCCAAACGCCGCTCCGGCAAAGGTCAGAACGTCGGATAAGTCCACATCCCGGCCTGTCGCCAGCGCTGCCGTCTTGACCGCTGCCGCCCAGAGCAACACGCCAAACAGTACCCAGATGCAGAAATACACCAGCTGCCGTGCCATCTTCCCCTTCGTCAGGCGGCTTTTCCGGATGCGCCTCATACGATCCCCGCATGAGCCAGCGCAAAGCCGACCAGCGCCCCCACAATGGCTGTCACGACCGCCTTGACCAGCGCCTCCCATTTCCCGCCCGGAATGGCCTTGAGGCTCTTCACATCATCCTTGATCTCGCTGATATTGGCCTCGATCGTCTCCTGCTTCGTCGCCAGCACCTCTACCGAGGTCGCCAGCTGATGCAGCGCCCGGTTGTCCTCCTCTAGGTCGTCAATGCGGTGCGTGTTGCTCTTGCATCGCGCTTCAATCGACGCAACCAGTGCCTGAATTCCATCGTCCATCTCTTTTCTCCTTTATACTTCGGTAAAATACAGCCCCACCAGCTCATGAGGCAGGAACTGAAGCGTCACCTTGCCGCCCGGCTGCTCGCCCGTCCGTTCGCAGCGGTAGAGCTTGCCGTCCTCCGGGTCTGTGTAGTAGAGTCCGTAGGTGTACTCCATGCCCTTTGCGGCGGGGATGGGGTCGTCCTGTGTGCCCGCGTGGGTCTCGTCGATGACGGTAAACAGCGCCGGTGTCTTGTCCGGCTCCCAACCTTCCTGCGTCGTGTGTGCCTGTCCTTCGTTGACGCGGAACAGCCTGTCCGTGCCATTGACCGGAAACACAAGTCGGTCGCCCGCTTTGATGACCAGATCAGGTTCCCAGCGTCGGTAAAGCTCCATTGCCTTTAGCGCATCTGCATCCGTCAGACTGGCGCTCGCTTTTACGATATAGGGCCGCAGCGCCCGCGCCCTCTCTGTGTAGCTCATCGTCATTCCGCCTCCCCAAATATGATTCCTAGTGCCGTCTCAGCGTCTTGCAAACGTTCTTCTGTAGTCATCTCCGGCGTTTCGATTTGCGTTTCCGTCTCTGTATAGGTGTATGCCGCGTTTTCCACATCAATGGCTTCTGCATATTCCACGCCAGTCTCAATCTGCCGAATCATCATTCCTGCATCAGAATAGGTACGATATAGCTTTACACCGTCCTTACGCTGTGCATAAAATTCTCTTTGAATCATCTTTACACCCCCACGATATGGCTCGCGTATGTCGACCAGTTTGTAGCTGCTTTCCATGTATCCACAAGCGAGGCCGGAACACGAATTTGGCAGTCGGCAGCAATACCAGAGAAAGCACTAGTCTCTGATAGTGTCGGGACTGATGTATGGTTGCTAAAATCATAGAAAGCGACACCATAACAATTGTAGAACATAGAACTTCCAATACTTGTTACACTATCAGGAATTATGATTGATGAAAGAGAATAGCAACCGCTGAACACAGTATCGGCAATACTTGTTACACTATTAGGAATTGTGATTGATGCAAGAGAATAGCACCTATAAAACATACCATCATCAATACTTGTTACACTATCAGGAATCGTTATCGATGCAAGAGAATAACACTCGCCGAACGCCTGAAATCCAATACTTGTTACACTATCAGGAATTGTGATTGATGCAAGAGACTGGCAATTGTAGAACATAGAACTTCCAATACTTGTTACACTATCAGGAATTATGATTGATGCAAGAGACTGGCAATTGTAGAACATAGAATTTCCAACACTTGTTACGCCATCAGGAATTGTGATTGATGCAAGAGAATAGCAACCACTGAACGCATAATTTCCAACACTTGTTACGCCATCAGGAATTGTAATTGATGCAAGAGAATAGCAACTGTGGAACGCATAATTTCTAACACTTGTTACGCCATCAGGAATTGTGATTGATGCAAGAGAATAGCAACTGTGGAACGCACAATTTCCAATACTTGTTACACCATCTCCAATCTCGATATTCTGAACACTGTTTTGATAAACGTAGTTACGAGCGCCCGAACCAGCTGAATACCGAAGAATTGCACTATATTGATTGGAAGATGAAACCCCATAAAATCCCATCGTGCCATCCACTGTCAGCTTGATCACATACTCCCCCGGCGCAGCATAAGCATGATTCGGTGTCCATTTTACAGTTGATGTGTTTGTCCCTGTTAGTGTATCTGGCGTGGTTCCATCGCCCCAGTCCACTGTTACTGTTCCATTCGGGCAAACGCCAAGCATTGGAGATGTGCGCCCTTCTTCTAGGCGGATATAGATTCTGGTTTTACCATCATCCGTGGTATACATCGCGCCGACATTCATTTTGCGGTTCGTGGTCTTTAGGTCAGCAAGCGACCAGTTCCAGCCCTGGCAGGTAAGCCCATCGTGCGATGGATAATCAGGTAGTGCAGTCTTTGTTGCCAGTTCTTCCAGCGTCCAAGACGTGACAATCGTGCCGTCGTAGTCGTAGAATGTGATGTCGCCGGGTGCACCGGGTGTAGTGCCGCCGCCAGTCTGAATGGCCTGAATGGCGGAGATAAAACCGGATGGGAATTGCAGATCGGCGCTGGTGTTGCCCTTTGTCCGGATCGCGTCCGCGACCTGCGTCAGCTTCGAATCCAGCGACGCCGAATCAACAACCTTGTCGTATGCCATCAGTACGCACCTCCGTTCCACGTCGGCAGCGCCGCCAGCACGTCATTGACCATGCTCGTCTGATCCGCCGCCGTCCAGTAATCCGTCCCCTTCACCGGCGTGTGACCGGCGGGGCCTTGCGGGCCGGTCGCGCCGGGGTCACCCTGAGGCCCCTGTGCGCCCTTTGGCCCCTGCGGGCCGGTCTCGCCTGCCGCACCTGTTTCACCTTTCTCGCCTGTTTCACCTTTCGCGCCCTGTTCGCCCTTCACCCCTCGGGATGGTTTCCCAGTATCAGTGCTGCCCAAGAACCAATTTCCATTCGCTCCAATCGTCGGGGTGATGCCGTCCGCGCCGGGTGCGCCGGGTGCACCGGCTGCGCCGGTTGCACCTTTTTCGCCCTGTGCACCGGGGTCTCCCTTTTCACCTTTCGCACCAGCGTCACCTTTCACGCCCTGTGGCCCTCGCAGACTGCCGGAGGAGTAGTGCGCGCCGGACGTCAAATTGACGGTCATAATGTCGTCGTCAAACGTCACATTCGCCACGCCGACGCCGGTGTCGCCCTTCGCTCCTTGCAGCGGGCCGTTATTTTTCCAGCTCTTGCTCACGCCGTCGTAGATGTAGATGTCGTATGGTTCCGCCGTGCCGACGCCGTAGGCCATACCAGCCTCCGGGTTCGCCACCGCAGCGCTCAGTGCCGCAGCGGTCGCGTAGTAGCCGAGTACCTTGAATCCGGAACCGGTGTCACCCTTCGGCCCCTGCGGGCCTCTCGGCCCCGTCTCGCCCTGTGGGCCTGTCGCGCCTTGCGGGCCGGGCGCGCCCGTCGCGCCAGTTTCGCCCTTTTCTCCTTGCTTGCCCTGAATACCCTGAACGCCCTGCTCGCCCTGTTCGCCCCGAATTCCTTGGATGCCTTGTTCGCCCTGGTCTCCCTTGTCGCCCTTGGCTCCGCGTGAGGGTTTCCCGGTGTCGGTTGTCCCGAGATACCAGTTCCCATTCGCGCCGATCGTCGGCGTCGTGCCGTCCGTGCCGGGGTCTCCCTTGGCTCCTGTGTCGCCCTTTTCGCCTTTCTCGCCGCGCTCACCTTGCAGTCCTTGCGCTCCCTGCTCTCCTTGCGCGCCGGTCGCGCCGGTGTCGCCTTTGTCGCCTTTGTCCCCTTTTTCGCCCTTTGCGCCCGTTGCGCCAGTGTCTCCCTTGGCCCCAGTGTCGCCCTTCTCGCCTTTCGCGCCAGTGTCTCCCTTCGGCCCCTGCGGCCCCATGACGGAACCCATATCCAGCTCTTTTCCGTCCGTCAGCGTAAAGATCAGATGTCCATCCGCCTCGCGGACTTCAATGCCCTTCACGCCGCGCGAGGTCTGCCCGCTCAATGTGATCAAAATACTGTTCGGAATTTCAACCTTCACTGTCTCACCTCATTCCACCCGGACTTTGTTGTCCCGCGCCAGCGTCGTCCGGTCTCCGTGCGAAAATTCCACGTCGTAGGTGTATCTGCCCTTCGGGAACTTCGCGCTGATCTCCGCATCGACCACGAGCGTCACCTGATTGTTCGCGACGTTCGAAAACGTCTTGCTCCAAACCTCCGCCCGCGTGTCGTCGCGGAACGTGATCTTCACCGTGTCCGTCGCCCCAATGTCCACGGCCGCTCCGTCCTGATCGACAAGATCCGCCTGAATGACGACGCTGAATGTGTCTCCGGCATACCAGCACAGCACGCCGTTCGAGATTCGCGGGCTTGCGTATGCTCCCGGAATTGGAATCCCCATTTTCATCAACTCCTTTCCCTCAGTGTAACAGCTCCACCCAGCAGATTCACCCCACGCAGCACTTGACGTCTCCGCCCTCCGCGCGCTATACTGTTCTTATCTCAAACAGGAGGAGAATATTTTATGCTGGACAAGAACGATTTGGCACTCATTCAGGATTTGCTCGACACACAGACTGCCCGCATGATGGATGCAATGGAGGCCCAGAAAAAAGAGATTCTTCAGGAGACCGCCGCCGCCACGCGCGTTCTTATCGAATCTTCAATTATGCCGAAATTCAATCTTCTCGCCGAAGGCCAACAGACTCTGCTTGAAACGCTCGCCCCGAAAAGCCGCGTGGAAGATCTGGAGGAAGAGGTCGATTTCCTGAAATCCATTATCAAGCTGCACAGCGAGCAGATCGCCGAACTAAAAAAAGCCCAGTAAAAAACCGGAGCGGTCATCCCGCTCCGGTCTTTTGTTACTTGTACGGATTGTTTTCTTCCTTCCAGTCCTTGTTGCAGCTTCGCCAGATGGCCGCTTTCTCTGCCTTCGGAATGTCCAACTGATCGAGCGCCGCGTTCACCCGCTCCTGCGACACGCTCTGCGTCCCGTATGCGCCGAAGTACGCCTTTCGGAACGCGACATAGTCCGAATGGGAAACGCCCTGCTCTTCCAGTGCATCCATCTTCCCGCGCTCCGTATCGTCGGCCAGCGCATTATAATAATACGCCGTCTTCCCTTCCTCCGGCAGATCGTAGGCGAACAGCATCGTGAGCTTCGCTTCCTTGCTATCCAGCTTCTTCATCGCTCCGACGAAGGTATAGCTGTCCCGCTGATCCGCTCCGGCTGCGGTCATCTCCTGATAGGCCGCCGTCTCCTTCGCGCTCAAATTTTTGAATCCGCTCTCGATCCATCCCTGCGCTTCCTCAGTCGCCGTCTTGCCAAAGAGCAGCGCCTGCGCCAGATTCTTTGCCATCTCTCCCGGCTTGTCATTGTAGATCGGATATTGCAGGATGTCGCGTCCCTCGTTGTCCGCCTTGTAGCTTCCGCCCTGCATGACGGCCTGCGCGCCCTGCGCCATCTTCTTGATCTGCCCGCCGCCGAACGGCAGCGCCAGATAGGCCGCCGGGTTTGCCAGCTCGTTTATTACCGTCTGCACCTTCTTCTTCGGGGCAATGTCCTCGTTGCTGGCAAGCAATGCCTTTTCGATGTTCCCGATGTTCGGGATGGCCGACGAAACCGCAATGCGTCCGCTGTCGATCTCCAATCCCCACTTCTCATCCAGTCCGAGCACCGTGAGCATCTGCGTCCCCGGCAGTTCGCTGACGAGGTTTCCGCCGAGATTTTTGATCGCCTGATATGTTCCCGGCTTCTCCTTCGTGAACTCCCACCGTCCCGAGAGCGCCGACTGCACCGTGTTCGGCAGCTGATACCCTGTGAAATCACCCACGCTGTCATTGAGGATGTCCAGCGGGTCGAGCGCCGCGCGTCTGCCCACGACGGCTTCATAGACCTCATTGTAGAGCCACGCGCCGATCAAAAACTTAAAGAGCGCCTTTGCAAGCTGCGCTACGCCCTTCTTTCGCTCCTGCGGGATCATGTCCTTGAAAATCCAGCTCAGTTCGTTGTTTACCTCCAACTGGAACTGCGTAAAGAGCTTGATGATCGGATTTCGCGCCGAGTAGATCGTCGGCGTCGCGCCTTTGCTGCGGTCTGCCATGATGTTTGCCGCGAACTGGTCTGCCTCCTGCATCGCGTTCACCTCGCTCATGCCAAGCCGGAGGTTTTGCAGATACCGTGCCCGGACGACGCTTCCGGTCGTAAATCCGTCGACGGCTTCCATCAAAAATGCCGCCTTTTCCGAAACCTTGTCCATGGTCGACATCGCGAGCCGCCCATAGCCGCTGCGGTTGTGGATGAAGGTTGAAGCCGTGTCCAGTCCGTCCGCCGTCTTGTAGTTTTGCAGCGTTTGCCACATCCCGTGCAGCATATCCGCCGATGACACCTGGCTCCATGCCTGCGTCAGCGGAATGAAGTTCGTCAGCGCCGAGCCGATGTTCGCCGCCACCATGTTTGCGCCCACGCGGGATTCAAAGGCTTTGCAGACGTTGTAGAATTTCCGCCCCAGCATCTTCTCCATGCCGCGGTCGAGCCGCGACTTCTTCCCGGCGAGCAGATTCGTGTATTCGTCCAGTTCCGACACGAAGTTTGAGAGCGCAAACGGCGCGTCCTTCATTGCCTGCGCCACCCGCTCGTTTGCTTCATCCGGCGTCAGCGTCGGGTCTTGCAGGATGCGGTCGATCTGCTTGCGCACGCCCTCGTCGCTCGCGCGGTAGCGGATCTGCGTGGCCAGCGCCCGCAGCCGCTGGATGTCGCCCGTGTGGTAGATGACGTCCGATGCAACCTCAATGTACCGGTCGAAGCCTTGCAGCGCGTCGTAGGCCGTCGCATAGCCGAGCCGCTGCTGGATGTTTGCCATGTACCGGATTCCGGGGCGGAAGGTCTGCGTCAGGCCGTTGATCGTCGCGGGCAGCGGCGTCACCTCGTCGGTAATTCCAAGGTGCCGTCCGAATCGTGTCAGCAGGCTCCCGTCCTTGTCGTTCTCCTGAAAATGTGGGAAATATCCCTGCATATATTCGACCGGCTCATAGCCGTTTTCCATCCGCACGCGGTTCATGTCCTGATAGAGCTGATCGTAGATGCTTCTGAATTCCTTCACGGCGTGTTCGATCTTCGCGTAGTCCAGCTTCGGGTTTTCCTCGTGGAATTTTTGAATTGCCGCGTTCCATTCCTCGTAGCCAAATCCGCCGCGCTGCTTCACGCGCGGATGCTCCGCCAGATACTTCCGGTTGAATTCCGCTTCCCCGAGCCACTGCACCGCATAGCTCTCCGAAACTAGATTCCCCTTCTCCACCTTTCGGCTGAGATTCAGCGCTTTGATCCTGTCCTGCAAGCCGACGACGTAGCTCTTTCGGTCGCTCTCGTTCTTGTGCACCGGGTGGAAATACTCGTTATTGAACGTCTCGGCCTTCTTATCTGCAACCTTGCCCTTCTTCGCAATGTCCCGGATGTTCCGCTCCATGGTCTCGCGCATATACGCAAGGCCGCTCCCCTTGTCTACCCACTTCTCGGCCTCCGCCGCGTTCAGCGCGTTCTCCGCCTGATCGCGCAGTCCCTGCTTGCGCGTGTTGTTCCAGGCTTTCAGCCGCAGCGCCAGCAGATCATAGTCCGCTTTCGCTTCGTAGGTTTTCAGGATTGCCTCCGCGTTCTCCCGGTTCTGTACCGCTTCCGGCGTCGTGTCTCCGCGCAGCAGCATATTCACGACCTTCTGGTCTGCGTCCGTCAGCAAATACCGGCTCTGCACCTTCTGAAATTTCTTCTTCTCGGCCTTGACCTCCTTGGCAAGCTCCATGGCTTCCTCTGCCGTCTGCGGCACGCCCAGCTTCTCCTTCTTGCGCTCCTGCGCTTCCTGATAGCGTTTCGCAATGCGGATTCCTTCTGCAAGCCGCTGTACGGATTCATCAAAGTCATTCCGCGCCCACGTCTTGAAGCTCTCCGCCTGTGCGCCGAACGCTTCGTTCAGCGTCTTTTCGCGCTTCTGGATGCTCTGCGCCACCTCATAGAGCTGCAAGAGCTGGTCGCTCGGCGCGGTGATGCTCGACGGGAACAGCTCCGGTGCCATGTCCCGCATCTCCTGATAGAACGTGTCGACCGGCAATCCATCGCTGGAAAGGCGCAGCGTGCCCATGGTCTGCTTGCGGAACAGGTTAAAGTCCGCAATGTCCGCCCGGTCTTTCGCCGAGATGAAAAGCTTCTGCGTGCGGATTTTTTCGCGCACATCCTTGTACTGCTCATAGTATTCCGTGTCGGCTTCCCGCCCGGCGTCCCATGCCTGTTCAAAGAGCCGGTTCAGCTTCGCGTTGTCCATCTCGCCGCCGCGCAGTACGTCGTATATGATCTCATCGGCGATTGGCCGCAGCGTCTCGCGCTTTGCCGTCTCCGGCACGCTCAGATTGTCCGCCAGCCGCCGAACCAGCGTATTCTCCGTCCTAGCTACATATTCCGCCGCCCGCTCCGGCAGTGCATCCCGGAACCGCTGCTGTGCCGAAGCATACCGGATGTCTGCGCTTTTCAGACTGAATGCGCCGTTGTTTGCCACGGCAGATTTGATTTGCGTCGGTTCCAGCACTGCCCATGTTGCTACACCGTTCTCAATCGCTTGGATTCCATCATACCCATGCCGTTTCAGCAGCTCTGACATCTGCTTCGAGTTGACCGCTTGCCACAACATTTCCGGTCTTCCGGCTTCTTCCCATGCCTGCCGCAGTTCACTCGGGCGCACTCCGATCCGTTTCGCTAGATCCATATAGTTTCCATCAAACCCGCCGTCCGTGTCCCCAACGTTCGCCGGATTTTCGACACGGATATACGCTGGGATCACCCTGTCAACGTTCCCCGCATAAATTGACGAGCTTGGCAGCAGTTTCTCAGCAGCTCTATTCGCCGTGGAATACTTTTCTGCATACTGGATGTTCGCTGTCATCCAAATCGGCTTTCCGCCCGCATCGAACGTGGTAAACCTTGCGCCCGCTCCATGGAACACCAGCAGCGGCTCGCCGTTCCGGTTGACCGCTTTGCTGTTCCCAAACCACCGCGTGAATGCAGCGCTTTCCGTTTTTCCGCGTTCCGCCACAAGCTTTTGCAGCATTTTCGGATTTCGCAGTAGCACCGCGTCCCGGAAAAAGCCGTCACCTTCCGCGTCCATCATTTCCAGCACTTTGTTCAGATTCTCTCTGTCCTGCTCGCTGATCTGCTCCGCACTGGCCGAGAATCGGATGTCCGGGTTATTCCTTTCAAACGTCCCGACGTTGTCCGTCGCGCTCTTGATCTGCTCAGAATCAAATGCAACAGCTATGTTTACATCACCGGCTTTGTTCCTCTGAATCACACCGTCATAGCCGCGTTCTCGCATTTCCGCCTGAAGTTCATCATAGCTCATTTCATGCGCAGATTCCCCGATAATCTCAGCCGCAGTATCGCGGAATGTCGTTCCAGCCTCAACAGTCAGTGGATTTCGGATATTCAGGTACGCTTCGATAACGCGGCTCCCATATCGCTCATTTCCGGTCAAAGGAGTGGCAGTAAAATAATTCCCTTTTCCGAGCGCCTTGAATCCGAGCCCGCCACGCTTCACGGCCTTACTCTCATCAAACACCGTGAAGCTCCCGTTTTGCTCGCTCGTCCCATGATAGACCACCTTTGGCGTTCCATCCGCATTGACCACCTTGCTTGCGCTCTCCGGGTGATTCTGCCAATCGCCGAACCAGTCCTTAAAGGCTTCCGTTTCTGTCTGCTCGTTTTCCGTCTGCTCCGCACTAGCCGAGAACCGTCCTTCCGGCGGTGCCCTCGCGCTGCCGGTTTTCTTCGTCCACTGCCCAGCCTCCATCGTCACCTCGGCGCGGATGTTGTTCGTACCGTAGGCCGTGCGGTTGATTCCGGCGTAGGCGTCCGCTACGATCTCCTCAACGTAGGCGTCCGTGTTGTCTCCGTAGATCGCGTTGTAGGCGTCGATGTAGCTGTCGATCTGCGCCGCGCTGATCTTGCCCTCGGCCACCAGCCGCTTGCGGATGCGCTGCGCCATCTCAGCGTTGCGCTGTGCAATGATGTGATACCCTTCGTGCTTGGCAAGCTGCGTCGCGGAATATTCCTCGCTGTCCAGCCGCACCAGCACCGTTCCGTCTGCCAGCGTCACGCCGTCCGCGCGGAACGTCCGCCCGTCGGCCGTGATTTCCAACTGCCCAACGACGAATTGGTAGCGCTTGATTCCCGCCGTGCGGAAAAATTCTGCCGCCTTCTTCGCGTCCGCGTTTTTCGAAATCTCCGCCCGCGGCATCACGCGCACCGTGTTCTCGCTGCCGCCCTCGCCGATCAGCTCCGCGTTCGTTACTTCAGGCCAAGTTTTTGATAGACTTCTTGCCTGATTCGCTCTTTCTCGTCCTCGGCGGGCGCTTTCGCTTCTCCCTCCTGCTGCTTGCTCCACTCGCTGAGCTTGCTCTCCGGCACGCGCACCATCATTCCGTTCCTGTCCTTCAGCAGATACGTTCTTTCCATTGTTTCCTCCTTGTCGTTCGGCCTGTACCACTTCGCCAAATGGCACGCCTTTCAGGTTGACATTTTTTCCTTCGTAGGATATACTACCAATAGAACCATTTCGCAGAAGCGGCTGGGACGCTATTGTAAGCCCAGTTTGGCGAAGAAGCGGAATGGTTCTTTTTTGATCTGCATACAAAACCTCGCTGCTTTGAATGAAGCTGGCGGGGTTCTTTTTTGTGTACGCGCTGTTGACCTTCTGCATATCGCTGAGCAGGAATCCGTCCTCCGTTGCCCGCAAATCGAGTACCGCCATCATCGGCTGTCCATTCTGCGCCTTTACACTGCCAAACAGCACCAGACGGCTGTTGTCTCCGCGCCCGGTCTTGCTTTTCAGAATCAGCACCGGATCTTCCAGAATCTCCGGGATGCGCTCAATCTCCTGCATCGTGATCTCCGGGTGCTCTTTCAGAATGGTCTTGATCTTGTCGCCGTTCATGTAGATGTCGCTCTCCACCGCGCCCAGCCCCTGCAGCGTCGCGCCGGTCGTGCCAAGTCCAAACGACGCGCCCTCCGGCTTTCCATCCCGGTTCCACTGCCGCAGCTTTTGCCGGTAATCCTTCGAAATGGAATACTGCGCTGCGCCGCTCTGCTGCGCAGCTTTCTTCCCGGCCTCCCAAGCCGCCGTCGCCACGTCCCGGTTCATCCCGACCGCCGCGCCGACCGTCCACTCCTTCGAAACGCCCATCTGGCCCCGCTCGTATGCCTTCTGGAATTTCGCAGCATACTCTTCCACGGAGAGATCTGTCGTGTTGCCGTTTACAAAATACGCCGCTGTCAGATCGTCATAGCCGTTCTTCTGCACCTGACGTTCCAGATAGGCATTGTCCGCCGCAGCCGCTGCTTTGTCCATCTCCGCCTCGGCCTGCGCGGTCTGCTGCCCGGCATACTGCTCCGGGTCGATCTCGGCCCATCCTTCGCCCACATCCAGCAAGCTTCCGTCCTCGTCGTATAGATCGACGCCTTGGCTCTGCTGGTTCTGCTGCCGCTGCGCCTGTTCTTGCTCTGTCTGCGGCTGCTCCGCGCTCTGCACGGCGTTTTTGAAGCTCTGGTATGTCTGGTTCTGATCTCCGCTCTGCGCGTCCTCTGCGGCGTCCTGCTGCTCCCGGACGTACTCGCGCAGCACACCGGCCACGTCCTTCTGCGTCGGCTCTCCGCCTCGCATCAGATTGCCCTGCAAGGCTGCCGCGCGGTCGAAGGCCGCTCCTTTGCCCTGTGCCAGCCCGAGGTCGATCACATCCTGCACCTCGCCGCGCTGAATTGCCTGCGCCGCCGTCCACTGGATGTTCGCCTCCGACGCGCCCTTTCCCAGCGCCGCGTATGTACCGGACATCGCCCAGCCGGAAAGGCCGCCCGCGAGGAACGAAAGGCCATCTTCCTCTGCGAAATCCTTCACCATCGCGGCCATCGCATCCCGCTCGCTCATTCCCTTTGCAAGATAGGCGCGGTACGCCGTTTCCACTTCGCCGCGCCCGCGCTTCGCGGTCACGTCATAGATGCGGTTGAGCCAGTTGCTTGCAATTTCCTCCGCGCCCTCCGAAGCGAACGCCCGGATGACCTTACGCCATGCCGCCTTGCCGGACAGCATCGTCTCAATGATGTCGCCCACGGAATATTTTTCTGTGATGCCCTCGATTGCACCCTCGACAATACCGTCGATCAGCGCGTCGACGTTGCTTTTGCCGTTCTGGATTCCCTCATAAACGGAATCCGCTGCGACCTGAGATCCCATCACGAAGTTCATCGTATTCGCCACGGCGCCCTGTGCCGCCGCGCCGGTTCCTAACCCAGCCGCGCCAACGATCCCGACCGACGCCGCCATATTGACCGCGCTGTCGAGCGCGCTGGTTCCCGCCTGATAGAGAAACTGTCCGACGTTTCCCATGCCCTCCATGACGCCGCTTCGGATGTTTCCCGACACGCGGCTCGCATTATACAGCGGACTGTAAATATTCGTCGGCATATCCTCGTTTTGATACCCGCCTAACCCCTTCGGCAGCACGCCGCGCAGCGATTCCACGTTACCGATCGCTTTGAATGGCGCCATCAGCGCAGACGCCGCCGTCGAAATGTACGGATGCTCCTGCCCGAATTGATAGGACTGCTCCGCCTGTGTCATCGCGTTCTCATAGTCCTGCAGCCGCTGCTCGTACTCTGCAAGGCTCTTGATCTCATCCTCGCTATATCCCTTCGCGCGCAGGTCGGCACGGGCCTCCATCTTCGAGAGCCCGCTCCCGCCGTTCTTTCTGGAATAGTCCCGCGTGTACATACCGCCCGCATTATATTCCCGCAGCAGCGCCTTCGTCTCGTCATCCAGCGGATCAATCGCCATGTGGCTGCGCTTCATCGCGCGTTCGCTTTGCAGCTGCATCTGCTCCTGCTGAAGCTGCGCAAGCCGGGCTTCCATGTCGCTGATCCCTTCCAGTTTGCCCTGCTTGATCAGCTCTTTCCGCTCATTCTCCCGCCGCACGCCTTCCTCGGTCGCTGTCTCCGCTTCCGCCTGCCGCGTCCGGATCTGCTGTTCCAGCTCCTTGATCTGGCCGCCCAGCTCTTCCTCCCGCTCTTTCAGGACGCCGACATATTCATTGTCGTAAAGGCCGCGTTTGTAGTTTTCGTAGGAGCCGTACTGTTTGACCATTTCCGGCGTATGGTCGAACTGTTGCTTGGTGATCTGTTCTTCGCTCTCCACGTTCTGTACGGCCTGATTCTGATACTTGTTGTTTTCGGCGTTCGTGGCCTGTGCCGGGTCTCGATAGACTGTCGTGTTCAGAATCTTCTGCTCTGCCGGGGTCAGCGCTTTCCCGCTCATCTGTTTCTGCCGAAGCTCCTTCTGCTTGAGCGCGTATGTATAGTTCTGGTATGCCGTCTGCTTCGCCACCGTCGGCATGTTCGACTGCCCATACCCCCTCGCCACAGCCCCCATCGCGTCCGCCCGGCGCTCATAGCCCTGCGTCACCTGCCGCTGCGCCTGTTGCTGCATCTCCGCGCGGGCAGCCTTGTAGTTTTCAAAGGCCGTCCGGCGCCGATCCATTTCCTCGCCTCCGCGTGACAAGAAATCCGCTTCGTTCACGATGGCCGTCTGCGGTCTTTTTGTCTTCTTGTTCTGGTTCTTCAGCGCACCGTTCACAAAACTCTTTTCCGAAATGATCGCCATATCGTCGCTCCTTATTTTTTCCTTGTAGCCGCAGTCCCCGCCGTTCCCGTTCCGCTGTTGTAATAGTTCACGGCGTCATCGATCTTCTTTCCGGTCAGTTCGAAGATCCGGCGCGAAATGTCCGACCACTGCTGATGGCTCATCTGGCTTTGCGCGTTGACCGCCGTCTGATACGCCGCACTGAGATTTCCCTGTGCGATCTGCATCTCAATGGTCTTCTTCACGCCGCGATAGCTGGCATCCAGCATCGCCTTGTTGCTCTCGAAATCGCCGTACCCATTGATGAGTGTCCGATCCGTCAGTCCGGATGCGCTCCTGCCGGAGCCGCCGCCCGATCCGCCGCTCGCCCTGCTCTGCGCCGCGAGCTGCTGCAAGTAGGCGCTGTTCTCGTTCGCCGCCTTCTGCGCCCAATAGCTGAGCTGGTCGCTCCACTGGTTGTAGTCCCGCGAATAGGCGCTGTCGTAGGCGCTGCGCGCGTCGGAGAGGTCGGAGTAGTAGTCGTTTACCGTGTCGCGGTACCGGCTGTACGCCTGATTCTCGCGGTCGCTGAGCAGTCCATACTGGTTGTAGAGGTCTGTGCCCTCGTCGCGGTAGCGGTTGTATGCCGCGTTGTAAAGATTCGGCACAATGTCATTCAGGTTTTGCAGATAGGCATTGTACGCCTGCTGCCCCACCTGTTCGCCGTAGGTGCTGCCATAGCCGCCGGTCAGCGCCGCCGCCTGGCCCATCGTGTCCTGCATCGCGAGCCGCCCCTGCCTCTGGTACTGCTCCCTGTACTGCTGATATACCGGGTCTGTTCCGATGTCATAGCTGAACGGCTTCCGGTTTGCGATCCGGTTGTAAAGCTCCGTCAGCTCGCCGTCCCACTGACTTTGATATTCTCCCGGTCTGCGGGACTGTATCTGATTGAGATACGCCTGCGCTTGCTGCACAGCGGAGCCGGGCGTGTAACCGCCTTCCAGCCCATTGAGCCGATTTTGCGTATACCCGCTCACGCCCTGCGAGAGCAGCGGACTTTGCCGCTGCGTATATTGCCCCTTGTAGTTATAGGTCGTCTGTTTCTTGTTGCTTACCTGGCTCTGATAGCTGCCGTCCGCGTTGACGCCTGTGATTCGGTATGTTCCGCCGCCGGTCACGACCTCGTCGCCCGCCGAAAGGCCCGCCGGGGCCTTCCCGTTCTCCACGCGATAAATTGCCATGTCTTCACCCCTTTACAGTTTGAAATACGTCGCCGCCTGACGCGGCGTATGCCCCTGATTGTATGCGTTCCAAAATCCCTGCCAGTAGCTGTTGTACTTGGCAGCGGCGTTGTTGTACTTCGTCAGCTCGCCGTTCGCGTCGCAGATCTTCATTTCCAGATACCAGCGGTAGATATCCTCGTACGGGAACGGGATCATCAGGATCGTGTCGAGGTCTACCCCCGGCGGATAGCCGGTAAACTCCCCCATATCCTCTTCCCGCTCATGTGCCCGGAATACCTCACGATCTGCAATGCCGTCCAGCTCCCCGAGCCAGTGCACCTTGTCATCCTCGCCGTACTGATTCGGCATCAGCCGGTCGATTGTTTCAATCGCTTCCCTGATTCTCATAAACCCTCCTTCTACGGAAAAGAGGGAGCTTTGCAGCCCCCTCCCGTCCATGCCGCACTGGCATTTCGTTGTTACTTCGGTTCGCTCCTGCGGTTGGCCTCAAAGGCTTCCTGCTGCGCCGCCTGTGCCTCCATCAGGCACTCGTAAACCGGCAGCGGTACCTGCGTCCGCTTGCCGCGCGGCACCTGAAATGTCCGGCCGTTCACGCCGACAAGCTGGAACTGCTGTTCGTTGTTGCCCGCCCGCGGCAGCGTGATCTCCCGCATGTCCTTCCACGGGTCATACGCTTCGGTCACTTCGGTCTTTACCATTGCTGTGCTCCTTCCTTAGTTCGCCGGGTCTGTCGCGGAATACGCGCTCAGGCTTTCAATGCGCACCATGCGATCCTCGTATAGGATCTTCGCCGCGCCCTCATACTTATAGCCGACGGTGCTGAACTGGTTCAGCGGGCCGCCCGCCTCGTCCTTCGTCTTCACGATCATCTCCATGTTGCCGCCGTCCGGGTCGATCATCGCAAAGGCGTCCTTGCCCATGATGATCGTCGCATACACGCTGTAATAGACCGCCGGGTTGCCGCTCGCAGCCTCCGTCTTGACCGGGCATGTGCTGTCGTTCCAGATCTTCTGGTTCGTCGATTCGATGAACCGCACGCCGTGCAGCTCGCCGATCTCGCCGTTGAACATCTCGGTCGTCGCAGCGTACTTGTGCGCCTCGATCCATTCCTTGCTCTGCCGCAGGTCGTATGCGACGGACGGATGGATGACGGCGACATACTTGCCGTTGATCGTCGGCGCGTGCATCTTCTTCAGCGTGGTCACGGCCTTGTTGATCTCCGTCGGCGTCAGAACCGACGTCGTGTCCATGCCGCTTCTCGTGGTCACTTCGGTGTGCACGCCCGTCGTCGCGTTCACCTTATCGCACAGCTGCTTCACCGTGCCGCCCACGACCTCGTTGCGCACCATCTTGTCCACGCTCATGCCGCCGGACGCGCCGAGCTCTTCGGTCGCGCCGAGGATGGCGTTGTCAATGGCGTGCAGTTCCAGCTGGTCGGAGATCGTGACGTACAGGCCCTTCTGCACGATGTCCTGCGTCATGCTGGACATGCCGAGCTTCTGGCCGGTCGGGATGACGCCCTCGGTCAGCGTCTCCGCCTCCGGCAGCGTGTTCCACTTGCGCCATTCCACGCTCTTGCCGTGGTTGCGCGGAAGCGCCTGTTTCTTCGCCAGCTGCGCGAAAATGAGTTCCGGACGCGCATTCTCCAAGAGCTGCGTGTCATAAAACGTCTTCATCGTCGGCGTCAGTTTGTTGGTCGTGTCAAACGCCGTAGTCGTGCCCGTGTATGCGTTCACATAGTTGCCGGTCGCGTTGACCAGCGTGCCCGCATCCGCGAAAAACTGGAATCCAATGTTGCTGTTACCCATGATTTTTTCCTCCTTCTGCTCAGAGGACGATCTTTTCCCCCCTCTGAACTCTTCTGATGATCTCCGCACGCTGTTCCTTCGTCCAGCTGCGCGGGTCGTTGTTTGTGAATTGCCCGCCGTTGGCGTTCCCGCCGATCTCTGGCGGTCTTGCGCCCTGCGCCTGGATGGTCTGCATGACGTTGTTTCTCGCCTGTGCTGCCACCACCTGCGCTTGCGCTGCCTGGATCTCTGCCATGTGTACCACTTCGTAGGCTGTCTTCGGCGGGACGTTCGCCGCAATCAGCCGGGCGAAATCCTCGTTTGCCATCTCGGCCTCAAAGCTCGTCCCGTACTGCCCGGCAACATCCCGGTCAAATGCCGACCGGATGCCGTTGAACTGCTCCTGAAGCTGGTACTCCTGCAGCTGGCGGCGCATCCCTGCGGTTTCCGCGCGAGAAGCATACTCGCTGCGTACCGCGTCCGCCGTCGAACCGCGTTCCATGGCTTCTGCTTCGTAGAGACGGTTATCCGCACCGAACTTCTGCGCCAGCGCCGCATAGTCGATCTTTCTCGGGTCAGACGTGTCAATGCCATAGAGCACGCCCAGCCGGTCGACCACCGGAGCCATCGCTTCGATCTGCGCCTTCATCGCCCCTTGCCCTTTGAGCCGCTGCTTCACGGCCTTCTGCACCGCCGCACCGACTGCGCTGTCGTACTGCTGCTTGTACTTTCCCGCGATCAAGCTCTCAAAGGTCTCCTCCTGCTGTCCCTGAGCGTCCGGGACGTTGGCCTGCTGCTGCGGCGCTTGCGCCTGCGCCGGAGCTGCCTGCCCGCTCATCTGCTGACCGGCGACGTCAGCCGCGCCCACCTGGGGCGCTCCTGCCATAAGTTCATCCATAAAGCAAGTCCTTTCTGACTTTCTAATTTCAGTCTACCATGCGTTTTTTGTGATTTCACCCCACGCTGAAAGAAACGATCTGCAAACCATTGAAGTGTTTGCAGATCGGTTTTTTATTCCGGCTGCGTGGCCTTCTGCGCCTGCTCCCGCGCGTTTTGTACCTTTGTCGGCTCCTGCTGCTCGCCGGTTTTGATCTCTGCCAGCTTTTCATCCTGCGGAGCCTGCACTGCTTGTCCGCCCTCCATCAATACCTGTTCGGCCAGCGCCTGCCCGAGCGAAGGATCATATCGATCTGCCACAGCAAGCGCCATCTGCTGCCACTGCGCCAGGCGCTCCGCAAGGTCGGCGTTCTCCTGAATCTTCTGCACGATGCTGTCCTTCCCGTCGAAGTCCATCATGTCCAGCGTCGCGAGCGCCTGATCCACCATTTGCGGTTGGAAGAAGCCCAGCTGGAAGAATTGCAGCGCCAGCTCGTTCTGTGCCATCGCCGTATACTCGCTCGCCTTCTGTGCCGAAACCTCGATATCAAACACCGGTTTTCGCATCCCGTCCGGCTGCCCGTCCTTACCATAGAGCGGCTGCATCTGCAACCCTTGGTTGGAATACTGCACGAATTCTTCCGCGCCGCGCTGCCCCACAATGCGGAACTGACGCGGCAGATCGTAGAATTGCCGAATTCGCTCAATCACCATGCGGATGAGCCGCGCATAAGCCCGGTATGCCGACTTCGTGCTGTCCTTGCTCGACCGGCCCGATGCTTCCTGCAGCGCTGCGATCGCGCTCGCCGCCGTCACACCGGAGCTCGTCGCGCCGTTGTTGACGTCCGTGTTGCCGGTCGTCCATTTCAGTTCCTCGATCTTGTTCTGCAAAATTGTGATGTAGTTCGCGCTCAGCGGGTTTACCTGAATCTGCATCAGCGAGTCCTGACTGAGATTGCCGTCCACGTGCACAAAAGGCTTCGTCCAGTCCGCAAATTCTTCCTCGTTTACCGCGCCGTCGCTGCGCCGAAACCACCGGGGCGACGCCGCCATAATTGCGTTCTTGATAATCGCCTGATTCATCCGGTCGATCTGCTCCTGTGCGCTCTTGCCGATGTCGATGTAGCCATAACCGGCGATGCTGCCCTCCACCGGGAACAGCGCATCCACCACAAACGGATAATCCCCGTCGTCGTAAAGGCCCGTCTCCGCCATGGGGCTTCCGACCGGCGTCTGCACAACCGAGCCGTCCGGCATCTGCTGCGTGCTATATTTCTGCTCGCCGTCGTTCTCGGTCGCCAGCAGTACGTTGTCTCCGACGAATTTGCAGAAATGCAGCACACTCTTTCCGCCCCGCCACTTCTTGTAGTACCAGTCCACCACCATGCTTTTGTTGTCCGTCGGCACGGTGTCATCTGTGTTGTACTGCTGCATGATGTTGCCGGTCGATTTCAGCTTCCCTTCCAACTCCGGGTACTTGGCCGTCAGGATGTCGTTGTCGACCAGTTCCGTCACAAAGACGTTTTTCGATTTCTGAATGTCTGTGATCCCCGGCTCCCAGAAAAAGCTCAGAATGTCTACCGCGTTCACGGCGATGTCGCCGATTCCGTTCAGCTTGGAGCTGTCCCAACTCACGTGCCAGACAAGCGTCCCCTGCTTCAGCTTCGTCCACTGGCTGTCCGAGTAGACTTCCTCGAAATCGTTCTGTTCCAGGATCACCGGCAGGATGGACGAGAGCCGCTTTGCTTCTCCCCGGTCGTCCGGCTCTCTCGGCCGGACGGCGGGCGCGGGGTATGCCGCGACCGCGTCCGCGTGCTTTCCCATGATGACGTTAAAGAGCCATGCGCTCGCCCACTTATCGTCCATCGGATTCCCTTTTTGAATCTGCCGCCAGCTCTTGAGCCGCCACCAGTTTTCGCTTGCCTTCACGCGCGCTTCGAGGTTTGCCTTGCCCGCCTTGTATTTTTGCAGCGTGGCAAACGCCTGCCGCACCTGCGCTTCACCGATTGGCCGCGTCAGCACCGGCGCGCTCTGTTCCATCGTCTCATTTTCCATCTGTTGCTTCCTCCGTCTCCTGCGCGGCTTCCGCTTTGATCTGCATCTCCGCCAGCGCGTGTGCCTCGGCCAATAGATTTTGCAGAATCAGCTCCACGACCACCGGCGGCAGCTTTGCCGCGTTGATCTCCGTAATCAGCTTCTCCCGGAGCATCCGGACTCCCGTGCCAAATTTCATCCCGCCTCGCCTCCTGTCAGCACAATGTTCACCGTGTAGATTTTCGACCTTGCATCGTAGGACGCATTCACGCTCTCCGCCTTGCGGTATGTCCCAATCAGCGGAATCTCCTGCTGTCCGTCAATCACTTTGCAGCTTGCAAAGCTCATGCCCTCCACGCCCGTCAGATCTGGGAACTGCGCCCCATCTCCGACCTCGAAGCTGTTTGTTGCGGTCATCTGTGCCCGCTCCACCAGTGTTTCGTAAAAATTCGTGATCGGGATCTGCTTTTCATCAAGTTTCAAAATCATTGTCATTTCCTCCCTATGACGCATTTTTGGCCGTAATAGCTCTGTTGATAGCTTCCTTCAGCGCAGCATTGTCGTTGGCAAACTGCGCCGCGCGATATGCCGGTAGTTCGCTCACCACGACTGCCGGTGTCACGGTTCCCGCGCCGCTCAGCGCCGCAATCGCCGCCCGCATCTGATTGAAGTGGTTCGTGCTCAATGCCGCTCCCGCCGTAGCCGTCGGCACCGACGCCGCCGTGCCGCCGCAGTCGGCCACCCGCTGCCGCAGCGTGTTCCATGCCGCCGCCGTAATCGTCGAAATCAGGCTGCCCGCCGCAATGTTCGCCGCATCGTTGCTTGTCCATGCAAAAGCCGCGATCAGTGCCTTTGTCGTCGCCGAGACCGACGCGCTGTCTGCATATGTGGCCGTGCTGCGGATCGTGTGCCGGATCATGAAGTAATACGTTGTGCCTGGACTGAGACCCGCCACCGTGACCGGCGAGCTTCCGATGTTTCCGTAGGACACATAGGCTCCCGTCGCCGTCCGGTAAAACAGCGTCCAATATCCGTCCGTTGCATTTCCGCCGTTCGCGCTCCAAGAGACCGTCGCACTGTCCTTTGTCACGCTCACGCCTGTAATTGTCGGCGCAACCGGCTTGATCCGGCTCTTGTAGTAGGCATGTACTTCCAAGCCTTCCGAGATCGTGATCCCGGTCCCTGCCGAGTATGTGTACTGGTAGTTGTCCGAGGACAGCCGGAAATACTGAAAATCATAGATTTCCGAGTATGTCTGGTACTGCGTATTGGCGTACGTGATATAGAAGATGCCGCCCGGATATCCCGTGTAGGAGCCGCTTGTCAGCGCCGTGCTCCCGTCCAGGTAGTTCCGGATCAGCACCTTCACGGTCTGCGCCTGCGTCGTGTAGGACACCACGTTCGTGTTGCTGTTCTGCGGCGACTGCCCCGGTGCGTAGATGTGGACGTAAAATTGATACGTGCCCGCGTTCCCCACGTAGCTGCTGATGTTGAACGACCACGTCGTCGTCGCGGCCTCGCGCGTCCCGCTCTCCGGCTGGCGCACGAGCGCGCTGTAGCTCGTGTTCCCCGGATATAGGCAGTAGAGCATCATCGCGTACTGCTGCCCGACGGTCAGCCCCGTCACGTTTAATACGGTTCCCGAAATCGATGCAGTCGGCATAGGCGATCACCCGAATACCGGCACAACGCCGACTACGCCGCTCGATACAAACTTTATCGTCCCATCTGCCCGGAGCTGGATGCTTGCCGTCTTTCCTGCGTTCTGGATGAAGATATCGCCGCTTGTCGACCTGATGCGCACCGCCGCGCCGCTCAGATCCGTCGCGTATCCCTCTGGGGCCGAACTCGACGGCGTAAATTGCAGCCCGCCCGCGCCATCCAGATACATCTCTCCGCCTTTCATGTTCGTCCCGCCGACGGTCAGGCCGGTAACATTGCCAAGGCTGTCTGTAATCGCGTCGATCTGCGCCATGATTGCTTGCAGCTTTGTCTGGACGCTCACGCCGCCGAGCTGCAAGTCCGTCGCGTTGATCGTGCCGGAGATTGTCGCGCCCTTCGCTGTCATCGCGCCGCTCGCGTCCACCTTGAAGCCGCTTCCAAGGCTCAGTCCGCTGGTGCCGAAATACAATCCGTCCGACGCGCCCCACTTCTTGTTCGTCCGGTAGATACTGTCCTCTGCCACCGTCCATGGGCCAATCACCGACCCGCTCGCCGCTGTCAGCGTTCCGGAGAGCTTCGCATCCGTCGCTTCCAGCGTTCCGGACGGGAAGTGCAGCTTCTTGGCCGACAAATATGCGATCTCGTCGCCGCCCTGCCAGAAGGACACGCGCCCCGGCGTCACGGTCACCAGCTCATTTTTCGTCTGGTCTACCACGGTCTCGCCGTCTTTTGTCACCGTGGTCTCGATGTTTCCGACGCCCACGCCGTAGACCGGCACCGCGCCGTTGTAGTAGAGCAGCCCGGTCTTAACATATTGCTGTGACTTCACCGTGAAATCATTGTTGATGCCCGCTGCGTAGTCGTAGAGCTGCCGGATGCCAAATTCGTTTCCGTCCACGGTCATCGTAGCCTTCTGCCAATACTTCCCGAAGTCCGATACCGCGACATAATTGCCCGAGAGCTGCGTCTTGAAGCTCTCGCTGTTCGCCGCAGCGTAGTCTGCTGTCTTGATGATCAGCGCCTTGAGCTGCCCAAAATTCCCGAGCTGCGTCTTCCGCTCCGCGTCCGGCAGGCTGTCCGCATCAATGGCCCGCGACACTTCCTGCAGCACCGCGCCCGCCGACCAGTCCGCGAGGTTGAGCTGATCCGTCAGTGTGCAGAGGTAGCGCCGCATGGATTCCAGCTGCTCCCCGCTCGTCTTTCCGGCAATGGATGGGTACGCCAATGTCATGCTGCCCATCGTCGCACCTCCTTTCTCATGCGTCGCTCCCCGCTTCCAGCACGCGCGTCAGGCCGTATAGCTTGATCTCGCCCTTGCCCGTCATGCGGAATTGCAGATGGTCGCACCGGCAAGGTCGAATCGGCAGCAGGAACGTCCGCAGTCCTTTCCCGTCCAGATGTCCGCTGTGCCGCCACTGTCCGTCTGAATCGTACTGAATCCAGAAATCCATGCTGCTTCCCTTCGGCAGCTGCATCCGCAGATCGAGCCGCGTGATGTACTTCTTCCCGGCGAGGCCGTAGGCCATCATCCCGGTTTCCGCCATCCACTCGACGGCCCCTTCCGGCTGTCCCGCCGACCCATACAGACAGTCTACATGCTTGTCGCTGTCCAGGCAGTAAAGCTCATCGTCCACGCGGGCAAACTCTGCCGCGTGCAGGCTGTCCTCCTTGTGCCAGATCCCGCGCCGCGTGTCGTAGCAGAAGAGCGCCCATACGTTTTCTCCATCCCGCATCGAGATGTAATACTTCCCGCGCACCCCTCCGGCCACGGCCTCATAGTAGAGTGTGTTCCCGAACGCGCTGCCGATGTTCTCCGGCATCCCGCCCGTGTAGACGCAGACTCCCATGCGCGACTTGTAATAGAGCCGGTCATCTACCACAACGAGGCTCTTTTCCGATCCGCGCTGCACGCCCTCACATTTCTGCACGACGACCTGATGTGCGCCCTGTGCAGATGGGTAGACCCGGTGGAAGCAGTCCTCCTTGAAGAAGATCGGGCTGTCGGCCAGCGTCGCCGCGCCCGTCCATCTCCCATCCGTTCCGCAGCTCGCTCGCCAGCTGTCCGTCGCCACGCCCTCGTAGCACTCCCAGTTCTTGAAGTCCCCGAGCTTGCAGCAATAAAGCTCGTTCACGGTCTCGCCGTCCACCACGCCATACTTGCAGCCCCAGAGCCGGTTTCCGCTCTCGGTCACATGGTCCATGTCCGGCACCTTCCGCTCGGTCTTTACCGTCCCGCTCGTCAGCTCCGTTGTCTGGTCTACAATCCCCACAATCACGATGTAGCTTTCCGCCACGTCGTAGAGAATGTGCGAGCCGTTGAGCGCTTTCACCTGCTCGCTTCCGGTCAGCCCGCTCAGCTGGATTCCATCGTACTTGGAAAATCCCTGTCCGATGCCGTCCGCCGCGAGCTTGAGATAGACCGTCGGCACCGACACCCATTGCGAGGTTGTCGCCGCATACTGCTTGAGTGTGTGCACGCTTCCGCTTGTGTCGATCCAGTATTGGCCGTTTGTCGCGTTCTCCGGCTGATTGCTTTGCGTATAGCTCACCGTGATTGCCGTGCCGTCCACCGTGCAGAGCGAAATGCCGAGCTTCCGGCTCGCGCCAAGCGCCACGCTGTTTGCGTGCCCCATGTAGCCGTTGTCCGAATACTTTTCCGTGTTGAAGTAAATGCCGTCCGGGAAGATGCAGAGATACGCGCCCATCGACACGATCTGCTTCTTCCCGCTCGTGATCTGCACCGCCGTCATATACTCGGCCATCGAATAGCCGGAGATGTAGAGCTGTTGGTTGTCAATCCAGCAAAGCGCATCCCGCGAGATAAGCGCCTGCGGGCTGTTCAGCTGCCGGTCAAAGCTCCGCTTCTGCCGCTGGCTGAGCAGCGGATAGTTGTCCGCCGTCAGGTTCTTCATATCGAAGAACTCCCCATCTCCGATTTCGAGATTGTGGTTGTAGCCCCCGAAGACCTCCGTCGTGACGGTGCTCTTCTCTGTGTCCGTCAATGCTGGCATCAGCATTGGCCCCACCCCTTTCATTCATGTATTCACCGTTATGCGCCAATTCTCCGGTCTTTCCCCCGGGAATTTTTGTGCCTTCTCGCATATTCATTCGCTTTTCTGTGCATATTTTTCATTGTTTTTTCATCTGGTTCAGTGGATCAGCCCAAATCGGCTGCGCCGGAGCCGTCTGCATCGGGCGAATCGGCCTGCTCATGCAGAAGTACCGCCATTCGTCCGCCACATGATCCTCCATGCTTGTGTCGAGATCTTCAACCTTGTGCTCGTCGTATACCAGAATCGGGATCGTGCGGATAAACGCCTCGCAGTTGCGGAAAACATACATCCGCGGGTATCCGTTCTCGTCGAATTGCAGCCGGTAGTGGCATTGCATCCAGCCCGCGATGCGCTCGTTGTCGCCCTTGGTGAAATACACGCCGTACCGTGCCGCTGTCTGCTCGATGCTCTCGCCGCGGCTCGCGTCCCAGATTGCCGGGTCTGCAATGCCTGTGATGTCCTTTCCCTTGAGCCATGGATGCTGCCGCTCGATCTTCGCGATCTCGGCAAACTGTTTGTCCGGTGTCCATTTCACACCTTCGTTCGGTGTCTGCGTGCAGCCGTACAGCTCCAAAATGCGGTAGATCACGCCGTCGTAGTCCACCGCCCACCATGCGCAGGAGAATGGTTTCCCATAGCCGAAGTCGTAGCTCCGGCAGATCGTCCACCCGCTCGGAATCTCAAACGGATCGATGACGTGCGTTCCCTGCCGCGTCTGGTATCCGTCCGGGTTGTTGACAAAATCCTCGAAGAACTGCCCCTCGTAGACGTCCCATCTCCCGTCGAGCCACGCTGCCCGCAGTGTCGGCGGCAGATTCTCCAAACTTCGGATGTAGTCCGGCTGCTCCCGCAGCAGCGCCTTGTTGTCCGTGACCTTCGCCTGGATGAAGGAATAATCCTCCGGGTGCTCGTCCGGGTTAAAAACCCGGTCGACAAACAGCCGCTTAAAATAGCCGTGGCTCGGCCCACCTGGGTTCAGCGTGTAGTATGTCCGCTTCGGAAACCCGTTCGCGCCGCGCACGCAGGCGTTGATCTTCTTGATCCATTCCTCGCGGAGCTGCGCCGCTTCGTCGATGAAGATCACGTCATACTCCGCGCCCTGATACTGGTAGAGGTCGTTGTCCTTTGCGCAGTAGCCGAACGCGATGCTGCTGCCGTTCGGGAAACGGAAGATCTTTTCCGTCTGGTTGTACTTTGCAAATCCCTTCAGCTCCGTCCGCAGCTGGTCGATGTGGTTGTTGCGCAGCTCCGGCATCGTCCGCCGCACAATCAGGATCTTGATTCCCGGATAGCGCAGCGCCAGCAGCTTTCCCTTTGCGCGTACCGCCCAGCTTTTCCCGCCGCCGCGTGCTCCGCCGTATGCGATGTGTCTGTGCTTGTCGGTCATAAAGAGCCACTGCTTCGGCTGTACCGTGCCGATTGTCAGCGTTCTCATTCGCTGCTCTCCTCCAGCTCCCGGTCAATCTCAATCTTCACGCCTTGCGTCTCCCGGTTCTTGCCGTCCTCAACGTCCCGCGCATATCCAAACCCGTATGCAAGTGTGAACTGTGCGCCGCGCTGTGCATCCCGGTCAAAGAGCCGTTCGGCTGCGTATTGTTCCACGCGCAGGCGCGCGCGCGTCACCGTGTCCACAAATTCTCGCTTTGCCTTGTAGTTGAGCAAGCTCTGCCGCGAGGTAAACCCGAGCGCCAGCGCAAGTCCCTGAATGGTCATCGGCCTTCCGCCGACGTATACCGGCTCGCCGTTCTTGTTCAGCATCGGCGTTCCATCTCCATCTCGCAGCAGCTCCGGCTCGCAGCTTGCAAAATAGGCGTCGATCTTCTCCTGCATTTCCTCTGCCGATGTGAATGTCGGTTTCCGTCCCATCCGGCGTCACCTCCCTTCGCTTTTAAGCATAAACCATGCTTTTCGGCTTTTCACCCCACGCCAAAAGAGCGCCCGGGCCACGCCCGCGCGCTTCCTCTGTGCCAATATCTTTATGCCTGCCGGTCGAAATATCGCAGCTTTGCCGCCGCGACGCTGCACTTCCGGTAATCATAGCTTGCGCAATACCGGCTGATGTACTCTGCCGTGTCGCAGCTCTCCCGGAAGCAGAGCATGCAGCCGTCTTCGCACTTGATCGTCTTTTTGCCAGCTGCCGCCCAAAATGGGCAGATGTACGCTCTGTGCCAGTAGTCGCTCATGCTCCGCCTCCTTCGTCGTAAAACTTTACACATTTACAAGGCTCAATCAAAGCGGCGTCCAGTCCGCTTGCGTTCCTGCTCCTTTTCCGGCACACATACATATTTATAATATTGGTATCCGTACTTCGTCGCCCGGCACTCCGCCAGCACATATCCGCGTGGCGCCACCGGCGGCCGCTTCGGGCTGTACTCGCGCACGGCCTCCGTCGGCATCTCCGCCTCCGGCATCCGGCACGTCCGGCTTGCCTTCCAGCGGTGCCCGCCGAACTCCTCGCGCCAGTGGTCAAAGAGATAATTCGCCAGCGCCGTGTAGTCCTGCCCGTGGTCGACGAGCTGCCCGCTCTCATTTTTATAATAGTTGTGCCTCCGCAGCGGCTTCACGTCGATCACGCTGCCGCGTCCCCAGAGCTTCCCGATTTCCTCCTCCGGCACGCCGTCCGAGATCATGTGCAAGTGGAAGCGCCCCGTGTGCTTGCCCTTGCCGTACACCAGATAGATCTTCGCCGCCGGATATTTATATAGTATGCGGCGGTAAAAATTGTCCCGTTCCCGCTTGCACTCCGCAACGGTATGTACTTCGCTATCCAGTCCAAAGGTCAGCGTCGAGTAGAGCGACGTCGGCGAAAAGTTCGCATTGACAAGCCGCGCATTCTTCCGGCGGCTGATCGCCTCGCGATGCGCTGCCCGATCTTCTTCGTTCTCAAAGCGCGGCTTTCTCGGCTTCGCCGTCCTGATGTCCGCGCTGTCTCCGATTTTGTATACGATCTGCTCGCAAACCGTTCCGCAAAAGATTCTCTGCTTCACTCTGCGCATTTTGTTCATCCTTTCTCTTTTTTCTGCCGGTTCAAAGCAGCGCCGGTCGTCCGGCGCTCCGTTCAGCCGTCATTCCTATCGATCTCCAACTTCTCCCATTCTTGAGCATACCACTTGTCACTCCGTGCGCGCCGTTCTTCCGGCGTTTCCGCGAAAAGGTCTACATTCTCCGGAATGTCAAGGAGTTTCTTCGCGAATTTCTCCGCTGCAGCCTCCGGCGTTTCCGCCTCTGACTGAAGAAACGCTATCAGCAGCAGCGTATCGAAAACAAGGCCCCAGTCAGTGGCGCTTTCATTCACCTTCCATCCCTCGTTCCCCAGACGCATCATTTGCCCTCCTGTTCCAAGCCTCTGCGGCTTGCTCTTCAGTATCGTAGATATACACGCCACGGACTATGCCGCCGTCTACTTCATATCTCGCAATCGGGCAACTCGGGTTTTCTTCGTGGGCATGCCTGATCATAAATCCAACACCGCTATAAGGTTTCATCGCATAGTCTTCATCGTGAAGATTTCCTTCATCGTCGCACAGGACGATTCTGGCTGTCCCGCCGCAAAAAGGATACGGCTTTAACTCAACCATCCCGTACCTCCACATTTGCTTTTTCCAGCAGATCATCCAGGCAGCACTCGTCGCTGCACCCGATAAAATCCCCGTACTCGTCGTAGTACTGATAGGCCGTATACGGTCGGGCCTCGATCCCGGCATATTTTCGGAGCAAAGAGTGTCCGTATTCGATGCCAAACTCGCAGGCTTCTTCAAGCTCCTCCATCTGTTCCGCAGTTATATATTTAGCCATCTTTCTTGCCCTCCATTTGCTCTATCAGATCGCACAGCGCATCCGTTACATCATTGCCATAGAGGAGTTCTTCGTAACCGCAGCCGTCACCGCTGCTCAATTTCTCCACGTCTAACCCGTACCGTTCGAGCCAGAGGCCAACTTCGCGGTCAAGAGCACTTGCCTTACTGGCATATAGTGCAATTTTGTGCATCTTTTCTCTGATTTGTCTCGGAATCTTCATCCTGCTCTTTCTCCTCCACTTCCTCAAAGTAGAACTTGATCGGTTTTACATTCTCAACGACATTCCCGTAAACCACACCGATCTTGTAAATGTAGTTCTCGCGGAGCTTGCGGGGGATCTCCGCGATATAGCGCCGGAAGGTTTCCAGCGAGTTCGCCCGCTTGTAGTGGTTGCACATCCTGCAGCTGGGCATGAGGTTTGAGAGATCACTGCTTCCAGCATCTCCGCCGTCCCACGCCCGCAGAGGCCGGAAGTGGTCTACCTGCATATCTCGGATGGAGATAGACCGACCGCAGTAGGCGCAGTGTCCATCATATTTCGCATAGACGGCTTCCCGCGTTTTCTTGCTGAAGCTCATGCATTGCCCTCCATCGATTCCTGAACTTCTCTAAGATCGAGCAAGGCGACCTTCTTTCCGCTCGGTGTCGGCTGATTCTCTGCAAACGTTGTCAGATGAATGTTCCAGTGATCTGGCTTAAAAGCGACGCCGTTTCGCATGAGTTCAATGTCTGCATCGCCCCGGCAAGGAAGAACCACCACGCGGCCCTCTTTGTCGGCACACATCAGCTCCACCATGCGCTCGATGGAGTAGCCATACTCTGAAAGTTCCTCCTCGATTTCCGCAGCCTTTGCGGCTCCGGTCGGAGACAGACTCGAGTTTTCATAGGCCGCAAGGCGATCCACGAAATCCGCTTGGTATTGTACGCCGCCAAAATCAAGCCGCCAGTGGCCGTCTTTGAAATACGTCAGTCTTTCCATCATTCGGTCTCCTTTTTGATCCTATGAAATCTCATCTCATCCAAATTCCAATCTGGTGGGTATCGATACATGTCTACGACCGGAATATCTTTTCGTTCACCATCCACCATCATCCAGCCTTCGTGAATCTCGGTATCCGGCATGATCTCTGGCGGATTTTCCGGGTCGATAGCCACAACATACCACGCATTGATCGGCTCACCGGCCCAGACCGGCAGGCCGCCCATTTTCACAAGCTCCTGCAACGTCAATGGAGTGTTTTCCATAGGAATGGTTCCTCCTTTGCTTACCTTGCATCACGAACCCGGAAGAAAACCGTGATGTTCAGTTCGTAGCCGTTCTCAACGATGTGCCGAACACCGTTTTCCCGCCACTGCGAACCGTGGTCATAAGATTGCGATACCATACGAGCAACGATCTGATTCACGATTTCCGTTGCCGTTTCCCTTGAGACGCTTTGCTGAAACTTGAGAAAGGTGAATCTATAGCCGAAATCAGTTTGCAGCTTTTCGTAGTAAACATCAATTTCGTCATCAACCTTGAGCCGCAGCGTGGATGGGATGAACTCGTCGCTTGGAATATAAAATTCAATTTTCATGATTGTCCTCCTTTGGTGTCATCGGAATCACCCACGACGGAATGAGTGCCCGATACTGTTCCACCTTCGCTTTCAACTCGGCGATCTCCTTCTGGTCGCGCTCGATCTGTGTCGCAGCCCGCAGCAGCAGGGGTCCCAGACAGCGCCACTCAAATTCGCCATGTTCACCATGACACGGATGACAGCATGAGTCGCAGTCTCCTCCATTCCCGCAATACAATAGAACCTTGACCAGTTCTTCCGGTTTCAAATTCATATCAAATCCTCCCGAAATTCTTCTAGCACTTCCTGCCCCGGCAATACGCCGTTTTCCATCCACCAGTTGAACACATCCATGCCGGTCTCGCCCCATCGCATCCCGCCGGCCATCTTCCCGCGGCGTCGGCGTTCCTCCAGCATCCGATCGAATGCCCGGATATACGCCAGCTTGATCTTCGGGTACATCGCGAACTCCATGGTCCTTGATTTGCCAGCCATCGGGCAGCCGATGCACCCCACTCGGCAAAAGCCGCAGCGATAAAGCGGATTCACGGGGATATGTTCCATCGCAACGTAATCCCACACATCTGCCGTAGTCCATCCGATGATGGGGTTCACCGTCCTCTGCCCCTTTAGCTGGCACGTCTCAAATTGCATCCGGGCCTCATCGTTATCATCCATCAGGATTAGTCGCTTATTCTTGTCTCTATGAGATACCTCGATCACACCGCGGCTGTTTTTCCGCCTCGACGATTCGGCCCACCTTACGCCTGTTGCAATAAATCGCCCTTTTCCGCCGCCCTCTTTGAGTGCCGCGCAGCAGTATCGCACCATCCTTGTCGGCGGCACCATTTTCTTCGGGATCAGATTCCACATCGTCACGTTTCCGCCGTCCGGCATCCGGTGCGTATCGATTGTGCACTTTACGCCCTTTTCCTCCATTCGTCGGAAGGTGTCTCGCACATGGTAGACCGTTTCCGGTGCATCCGCCGTCGTCAGGGAGTGGCGAACTTCAAATGGAATACCACTGTTTTCCGCCAGCCGGAGCAGCACGTCGCTGTCTTTTCCGCCGGAGTATGTAATCATAAGCGGCTGCTTGTATATCTTCAAACTCTGCGCCGACGCAAACCGCAGCGCCTCAAACGCGCTCTGTTCCAAGTTCATTACAATAGCCCCGCCTTTCTCAGCCGCTCCACGCTCTTACACCGCTTCTTCGCGTCCGCAGTGTAGGCGTCGCGGCTCCGGTCAACTTCTCTCGCCCGATATTCCGCCTGTTTTGCTTCCTCGTATTCCAGATACGGCGCACACTTTGTGTGACATCCCACTGTCCGAGACGGACAGTTCCTCTCACACGGTGGCTTCACGGCAATTCCTCCACATATCCCCAGCTTTGAAATGGCCGCGTGATCGCCACAGGCTCCATGCCGAACTTCGTCTTGCGCAGCCCTGTGAACTCTCCCAGCTCCTTCGGCTCATCGTAGATCTTCAGGTTGGAAATGTGCCAGCCGTAACCAACGGCAACGCCTAGATACTTGTGCAGCTCTGCGGGTTCCAAGCAAGTCGGCCGCGCAACGTCCGACTGGATTCTTCTTGCACCATCAATTTCGACGATCTCTTCGCACACAAATTCACCGATTACCTTCTGACGCTTGCCCCACATATCGCAAACTGAGCCTTCGTCCGTTTTGATGAAAACCGGCTTGCCGTGATAAATCTCGCCGTAATTCTCGTCGCCATCTTTCAGGATACCGATGAGCCGTTCTTCTGCCTTTGTGCAGTAGATGTAGCACTTGAAAGGCGTTTCCATCTTCGGCCGCGTCTTGCGAACCTCGATGGTCTTCTCCCCGCTGGCGATCTTCTCACACCATTTCGGGCGGATGCTGATTAAAACTGCTTTACTCATCCGTTTACCTCCACAACCTCATCCGCCCGCAGCAGCACCTTTTTCCCGGCCCGCTCGAAGATGTAGCCCGTGCTGTTATAGCTCTTCCGCTTCACTGCGTGGATCATCTCGCCGAGCCGCGGCCGCAGTTCCTTGTAGATTCTCGGAACCTTCACGCAGATCACCGTGACGGCAATGTTGTCATCCTTGTACCATTCCTCCGAACACTGTTCGCTGCAAAAGGAATTGAAGATCGCGCCCTTGCGCAGAATTTCTTTCCCGCACTGCCTGCACTTCATGCTTCCCGTCCTCCTTCTCTGGCCGCTTCATACTCCATGTGATCCTGCACATAGGCGTGCAGATAGATGTTCAATACGTTCACGGCCTTTCGGATGATAGAATCCATCTCCTTTTTCCGCAGTGAAAAAATGCCCTTGACCGTAATTTCCGGTTCCAGTCCGCCCGTAATCACGATCTTTGTTTCTTCCGCTTTGTCTGCTTCATCAAACAGATTCTCCGGCCTTGTGACGACCATCCGTGGCGGATATTGATTGCACTTTGCCTCTGCCGCCAGATCCAAGTCTCCGCACAGCTCACTGAAATCTAAAAATTCTGCATCGAATACATCCATAATTCTTCCCATAGTCTCGTCTCCTTTATTTTTTCGCCCTCCCGGGCGTTTGGTATATGGTCATGCCACGGCGCGTTTCCCTTCGCGCCGTGGCAGCAGAGACGGCCCTTCCCCGTCTGCGCCCAGTGTTCCCAAAAATCCCGGGCGAGCCGCGTCTATCTGCGTCGCGCAGCTTCTCCTAGGAGGCCAGATGCCGTGCGCCGTGGATCTTCGGCGCATTGGATGACGTTCCTTTCCCGCACGTCTCACACGGGTTCATACGCTGCCCGGAGCATTGGGCCGTCTGACTTGTCCATGCTCCGGACGCGCAGCAAAAAGCCGGTTGATCCTTCGCAGACCGCGAATGGCGGCGCGGCCTGCGCATACGCCCACAAAAAAATGTAGATCCGGCTCAGTTGCCCAGTTCATCAGTGCGCGGTCTCGGCGGCAAAATCTTCCGCCGCAGCCCGTCCTCGCACCATTTCAGCGGAATGTGTCTCCGCCGCTCCGCCTCCTCGTCGTTCCAGCCGCAGTGCGCACACTCCATCCTGCACTCTGCAAATCTTGCGTCTTTCCCCAACAGGCAGTGATCCAGCTGTTCCAGTGGTGTCATCTTCAAAGTTCAAACCTCCCGCACGTCGATTCCATACATCGACCGCATAAACTTCCTGTTTCGCAGATATTCCTTCGTCCGTGTCGGCCCGCTCTTCACGTCCTCCACGATCTTCTCGCCGGACACTTCCCGGATGTATGAAAAGTCCGCCGTGTACCGGATCGCGCGTACCCGCTCCCCGGTCTCCGTCACGTATGATTCCTGAATTGTGAATTGCGGTTGCAGCCGTAGATCGCGAATCTCCCCGGCGCGCAGCATCAGCAGCAGCTCGTCATATCGCCGCGCTTCCTTCTGGCTGTCAAAGTGAATTCTGCCGCGCTCCGCCTTCTGGTTCTGATACTTGGCCGCTTTCTTCTCCGGTGCCGACATCTCCTGCGGCATCCCGCCAAGGATCTTCTTCGCGTAAAGGTCCCGCATCCCGGCAGGCATGTCCGCCATGCTGTCAAATCGCAATCCGCCCATGGTCTCCTGTCCTTTCCTTATCCGATCACCAGCTCCGGATTCATCCGCAGCATCGTCACCTTCGCCGTCTGGTGGTATTCCGGCCGCGTCCACTTGAAGCCCCAGTGCTTCGCCGCGAGAAACAGCGCCGCCGTCTCATCCGCGCACCGCACATCCACGGTCTGCCCGGCGTATTGCACGCGAAAGTATTTCTTTCCGGTGTATTCCGGCTGCCGGACGATCTCTGGCTTCTTCGGTCTGCACGCCGTCGGCACCTCGTTATATCGCATCGCCGTCTTCCTCGCTGCCGCCCAGCGCATAGCCTAGGCACGCCACCGTCGCGAACGCAAGCAGCACGCCGCCCCAGTAAATCCCGAACCCAACGTAAAAGCCCATCGCCATAAAGCAGCCGCCGCTCGCGATCAGTGCCAGCCTCCGCAAGACCCGCACCCTCGCGTTGTCATGTTCTTTTTTCGAGATCATACCTCATCCCGCTCCTTTTCCTTTTGTAAGTAATCCCGCAGCTTGCCCAGCCGCGTCATGCTCTCCGCCGCCCGCTCCCGCAGCTCTTTCTTGTCGTGGAATAGCTCAATGGCCTCGGCCTCCGCAGCCTCCGCACAGATGATCGCGGCGATCAGATCGCCAAATTGTTGCTCATTCACCCGCAGCGTGTAGTGCATCAGCGTCCCTCTCTTTCTTCACATAGAACTCCACGCCCGGGAACATCGCCCGCAGATACCGCAGCTTCAGCTCCGTCGCCGCGATCCGCTTTTCCTCGAGCGTCAAATCGTCAAAGCGAACCAACTGCCCATTTTTCGTCACGTAGCTTTCCGTTCGGATCACCTGTTTTTTCCGCATCCTGCGTCCCTCCCTTTCCGTGTATTCTATTCCGCCGGAGCGATTACTGCTCCTTCCGCTCGCCCATCAGCTTTGCCGCCGCAGCCACGCCCTGCATATAGGCGATCATGACCTCGATCTGCTGCGCGTTCATGTGCTTCATCTCGTGCAGCACACCCTCGACTTTCTTCTTCTGTTCTTCCGACATATCCCTCACCTCACTTCAATGCCCATTCGATTTGTCAATTTGTCAATAGGACAAATCGACAGTTCTCATCGTAGGTGAGAACTCATTTTGTTGGCATTGTTTCATTGCTTAGTTGGCTTTGTAAGCACAACATAGCACATTTAGGTCTCTATGTCAACACGTTTTCAAAAAATATTTTCTAGCTCTGTTGACAGAGTTCGCTTTTCGTGGTATTGTACAGTTGCGTTCTGGAGGTGATGCAATATGAACGAACGAATTAAGCAGCTCCGTGTTGAATTAGAATTGACGCAAATGCAGTTCGCAGAAAAAATTGGTTTGTCCCGAAACTATATCGCAATGATTGAAATGGGCGCACGCGAACCGAGCGACCGCACCATCTCTGACATCTGCCGCGTGTTCAACGTCTCTCTTGCCTGGCTGCGCGACGGCACGGAGCCTATGTACGTCCAGCGCAGCGAGAATGAGCGTATGGCCATGCTGTTCAACGACGTGCTGGCCGAAGCCGACGAATCCACCCGCAAGCGCGGCATCGCCGCCGCCCTCGACATGCCCCCGGAGTTTTGGGACAACATTCTCGAATACGCAAAAAAAAT